TATGAAGGAGAAAACGAAATGTAGTGAAGAGGGCGGTCGGATGTCGTGGTGCATCAGCGAGTTAAGGGTACAAAGGTGGGAAAACGAATTGCGCTGAGAAGTTAAATCAGCTTTAATCGGGCTTCAACTTTAAACGAGATTTGAACGGCGATAGATTGGGCTCGCTTTAATCGGCGGTAAACTGCGCTCAATAATGAGGGGCTGAGGGTGTCATACAGACGCTCTCAGCCCTTCTCTTTTGCGTCGGTGGAGTGTGGTGGCTGATGTGCCGTTAGGTCGCTTAGATAAAGGATTGTCGTGCGCCTGTGTGAGGCGCTGGCATGGTAGGCGATGTGGCAGATAAGGGCATCCTTGAGCCTCCCTTATCCGAAGTGTGTTGGATGGTGTGCCAGGTGATTAAGGACTGATTAATCACCCGCTCTCAAGCGGTCAGATTTCGTGTAAATACCCCCTCTTTAATCCCCTGCAAATAGCCCCATTTTCCACGGTAAAAACGGAATGGATTACCTATTGGGGTACACAATGGAGTACATAGCTTGCTACATAATGGAGTACATAGATACTATGTTTTTTTTAGCTGTTGAGTGGGGGGATAGATGTAGTTTTTACCTGAAAAACGGCTATAAATTACAAACTCAAGGGGGGATAATGTCACGATATTGCCTGTTGAGAATGCTATAAGTAGTTATGTACCAAACGCTTTTCCTTTTGTTAGTCTAAATGTGGGCGCTATACTGCACGGGCAGACTCTTCTAAGGTCACATCGCCAGCAGATTTTGCGTGGCGATTAAGCTCTCTTTGAAGGGACTCTATTGTGCCATCAGCTCGCCCTATTCGCTCTCAAAGCTCTCCTATCTCTTCGTTCTTTTGGCGAAGCTCGTTCATAAGCTCTTGTATTATCCCCGTGAGCTGGGTAGGTGCTGCATCTTGTGAGGGATTGCTTTGTGGTGTATGAGACATAAGTACCTCTCCTTGGCCTGTTAGTAGCCAATGAGGGTTTACACCCACACAAATCTTGTATATCTCTTCGTATGGAATCGTGCCCCGACGAATCCAGTTCCCTATATTTTGAGGGGTGGTCCCCATCATTTGTGCAAATCGACTTTTATTGCCATCTGCATATATATCAATTAGTTTATTCAGAATATAAGCCTTATCCATATTGGAGTGGTGCACATAATTTGGATTATTACAAGATTTGTGTATACCTTTGCAGTGTTGATGATACAAACCAATGCGGTACGATATAACCAACGCCCCAAAGGTAGTGTAATACGCAGAATTAAGGGAACGCATATGAAAGAGAACAGTGCTAAGGCGTCCGATCTAATCCGGGCTAACGTCAATAAAGACCGCCTCCTTCGGGCTCTAAGAGCCTACAGTATGGAAGATGTCTTTAAGGTGTACCAAACTGACGGGATTAGCTTATATGAGATGTGTGTATCCTGTAAAAATGTGCACCGATTGGTTGAAGAACTATCTGAGGAGGCAGATTTAATCGGGGAAGTACATCCGGATGATGCCACTTGGCGTGATGAGGCGCTCTTCCTCGAAGACTTGGGTCCAGTGTGGGCGTGGAAGATTAAGGAGAAGGGTCCAGATCGCAGTGATAGGATCTTCCTGTGCTATACACAGATCCCCTATGAGTTCATTCGAGTCTAACAACATAAATAATGATACTAACTATGGTACAGAGTCATATCGACGAGGGAATGCTTCTCGATGCGATGGAAGAAGAGGTACGTGAGCGAGGTGTCGCTACCGTATATATGTGCCTCGAAGGCGCTGAGCTGATCAGCGGAGTATTACCAAAGGATATGTGCGGCTTCCGCTGGATGCTCACTGAAGATCTCAACTTCAAGGGCCTCGTCTCAGAGGCGGAGGTCTTCCCCTTCCTCCTCAGTAGCTTCAACTACCGCCCAGGCGTCCCGGTCTTCGGCTGGGAGACTGTCGAAGCAGTAGATGGAGAGCCCGATCGGGTCTACAGCTATCAAATACAGATTAACTACCCTGGGGCGATGATCCCCAGCCTATAAGAATGAGAACTATGATGCAGACACAGTATGGTCTCCTCGTCAAGCGTGATGAATTGGTGGAGATCTTCAGCGACTTCAACGAACGTCTATCAGCAGGTGACTTTGGTCAGGTTGAATTCTATCCCGACGTGGTAGATGCCCTGGTCTTCCGCTATGACAGTATGATCCCCGAGGTCCAGCAAATCATCCAAGCACAGTAATCACACATCAGAAGGGGCGTGCCCACCTTGAAGAAAGGCATCGCCAGCTAGGAAGGCGATCAGGTACGCCCCTTCTATAATAAGAGAGACACAATGAAGGAAACACGAAGCTCAGTTAAGAAGAAGATCCGCATCAGCAATACACTACGTCGCCAGCTGATCGAGGAGTTCGACACCACGAGCAAGACCATCTATCAAGCGATTAACTACCTGGGGAACTCGGAGCTCCTGGTGAACATTCGTAGATCCGCCATAGAGAAAGGTGCACAGGTCGTCGTTATGGCACCTGTTGACGCTGTCCTTGTGGATATGGGCGACAAGATGGTGCGCTACTATCGTGGCGGCGCTCACCTTGACCTCGATAAGGCTACCGGTGATGCTCGCCTATATAATAAGGATGGATCACTCTGCAGTACCCATCACTCGGTAGCAAGCACACTGCTCCCTGTGATAGAATTTGGCAAGAGCCTATAGCAATATGGAACGAGTGAACGGAGTGCTGTGTGCGACCAAGAGTGAATTGGTCGGTGCTGCACTGATTACTGAACGCTATCTGAAGGAGCTTGTCAATCGCAAGACTCTCCAGATCGTCGTCCGCGGTTGCCGTGGGCGTCAAGCTCAGTATGCCGTTGACACGCTCCCCGAGAAGTACAAGGCCGAGGTCTACAAGCGCTTTGACATCCCTCCTATGGATAGAGTGAAGAGTCTCCTTGAGCAGCTCATCCGTCCCTTGCCCGAAGCCGTGAGCTACTACCATAGCTACCGTCTGGACGATGGGCGCTGCCTGCCCAGCGACAAGATCGCACAGTACACCGCCGAGGCTCAGATCCTCGAGGCTGTCAGCGCCTACCAGCAGGAGCACTACAGCAAGCGCGGTAAGGCAGGGCGTCGCCCGATGGGTAAGGGTGAGCTCTACGGCTGGCTGGCCGAGATGATCCAGGCACTGCCTCAAGAGGAATACCCCCACAAGCTCCCCAAGAGTCGCCTGCAGGAGAAGCACGAAGCCTACCAGCGTGACGGCTATGAGAGCCTTATCCACAAGGGCTATCAGAATCAGAACGCCAGCAAGACGGGCGGTGACGAGCAGTCAGCGCTCCTCCTAATGCTCCTTGCCAGCCCCAACAACCTCAATAATAGTCAGGTGGCACGGCTCTACAACGAGACCGCCAAGGTGCGGGGGTGGGAGAAGCTCACCGCTTCGGCCGTGGGGAAGATCGCCAAGAGCAAGAGCCTACTCATCGACGCAGGGCGCAAGGGTCGCACCGACTACCGCCTACAGGTGCAGACGGCTATCAAGAGGACGAAGCCCACCCGCGCTATGAGCTACTGGGTGCACGACGGCTGGACGGTTGAACTTTACTACCAGCACACGACCACCGACAAGAAGGGGGGCACGAAGACGGTCTATGACTGTCGCCTCGTCGTGGTGGTGATCCTTGATGCCTCTTGCTCTTACCCCATCGGCTACGCTATCGGAGAGCGTGAATGCCCCCAGCTGATCGCTCAAGCGCTGCGCAGTGCAGCGCACCATACTGAGGAGCTCTTCGGGGTGAAGTGCCACCCCCGTGAGATCCAATACGACCACTATCAGATCGGAGCGCTGACGCCTCTCTACAAGGCGATGAGTAACAAGCTCAGCCCAGCGAGAGCGAAGAACGCCCGCGCTAAGATCATCGAGCCTTACTTCTCCCGCCTCAATAAGACCTACTGCCAGCTGCAGCCAAATTGGTCGGGCTACGGGATCACGGGGAAGAAGGGCAAGGGGACGAATAGAGAAGTCGCCTCCGACCTTCGCCACCAGATCCCCACCCGCGCCGAAGTCGAGGGGCAGATCCACACGATTATGAGCCAGGAGCGCGCGCTGAAGTACGAGGAGTATATGAGCCTCTTCGATGGCGACATCACCGACATCCAGCTGGACCGCTCTATCTACCTCGAGCACTGGGGCGAGACCTCGGGGCGCTACATCGGTCAGAGCATCTACGGGCTCACGCCCACGATCTTCGGCGAGGTGCAGTACTACGAGAGCTTCGAGCAGGGCTTCAAGGAGCAGCGTCACCAGCGCTGGCAGGTCTACTACGACCCCAGCGACCTCACGAGCATCCTTGCCGTCAGCGAAGATGGGCAGTATAAGTACCTCCTCGATCGGAAGCACCTCCAGCCAATGGCCGTCGAAGACCAGCGCCCCGAAGACCTCCAGCACCTGGAGCGTGTGCGCACCCATCAGCGGGAGATCGAGGACTGGGTGGATGGCGAGTGGAAGAGGATGATGCCCTTGGCCCTCGAAGCCTCTAAGGACAACAGCGTCGCCCAAGAGCTCCTACAGAGAAGTATCACGCCCTTCCGCCGAGGCGAAAAGAAGAAGATGCGCCCCATCGAGGACGACACCCCCGCCGAGGCAGAGGCCTTCGCTCGTGAGATGGACGACCTCCTGCCCGACAGTCAGGGGCAAGTCAAGGACAACCGCTACGACCGCAAGCTCCAGAGAGAAGGAGCAGAAGATAACGACAACGGGTCCGCCCCTCAGCCCAAGAAGAGGAGCATCCTGGAACGAGTATAGTCGTTCCGCCGAACGAGTACACTCCTTTTTCCGAAGGAGTAGGACAACAAAACAACAGCACAACAATGGAACAGAAGGAAAAAGAACTTATCGCCGCTCGCCTGCGTGACTATTGCGCCAAGTGTGGCGGTCAGAACAAGGCAGCTAACAGCCTCAAGGGTGTCAGCGCTGCCACCATCAGCAAGATCCTTAACAGCGATTGGGAGACCATCGCCGAAGGGATGTGGCACAACGTCAGCAAGCAGATCGGGCTCTCTGCCGAAGGGTGGTCCATCGTCCATACGAATGTCTACGAAGAGCTGACCCAGCTCCTGGACTGCGCCCAGCGTGATAGCCAAGTGATGGCTATCGTCGGGAGTGCCGGCTGTGGGAAGAGCTCGACGATACGCCAGTATGTGGCCACGCACCAAGAGGTCTACAGCATCACTTGCTCCGAGTATCAGAATAGAGGGAGCTGGCTGTCGGCGGTGATGGAGGCTATGGGCTTGGATCCCCGAGGGCTGAGCGTAGCAGAGAAGATCGGCGCTGTGGTGCGTCGTCTCAAGCGCTTCGACCGCCCCCTCTTGATCCTCGACGAAGCGGACAAGATGAGCGACACCGTGCTTTATTTTTTCATCACGTTGTACAACGAGCTGGAGGACCACTGCGGTATCGTGCTTAGCGCCACGCAGCATCTGGAAAAGCGTCTGCAGAAGGGGCTACGCATCGGGAGAAAGGGCTACGAAGAGGTCTACAGCCGTATCGGCCGTCAGTGCATCAGCCTCAGCATCCTCTCCCCCGAAGACATCTCTCTGGTGTGCACCGCCAATGGGCTGACTGACAGCCGTAGAGTTCGCCGCATCGCCGACGAAGCACAGTGCGACCTCCGCCGTGTCAAGCGTGCCGTCTGGCGCGAACATCAGCTATCCAAGGAGGACTAAGCTATGGCACGAGCATACTCCAGCGCTAATATCCGATCAGCCCGCTTCAAGACCGTCGACTTTGACGGGGCGTGGCTGGCGAGCATCGGGATGCCTGTCCTACGGGGCACGTGGCTGATCTACGGGGGTAGTGGCTCGGGTAAGACGTCCTTCTGCCTCCAGCTGGCGAAGTACCTCTCTCAGTTCGGTCGTGTGCTGTACAACAGCCTCGAGCAGGGTCTAAGCCCTACGATGCAGGCAGCGTGGATCGCTGGAGGGATGGATGAGGCAGGGCGACGCGTGAAGCTCCTCGATAGAGAGGGCTATGATGAGCTCTTCGAGCGCCTCGCCAAGCGCCAAAGCCCCGAGATCGTCATCATCGACTCGATCAACTACCTCAGAGGATTGCGCCTCAGTGATTACCAGCACCTCTCCCAGCGCTACCGCAAGAAGCTCTTTGTGGTCGTCGCCCATGAGAAGGGGGGCGAACCTAAGGGAGCGCTTGCCCAAGCTATCCGCTATGATGCCGACGTGAAGATCCGCGTCGAGGGCTACCGAGCTATGGTGACCTCCCGCTATGCTACCGGGGAGATCGGCGGAGATGACTACATCATCTGGGACGAAGGGGCCAACGCCTATTGGGGTACCACAGCCACTGACCCCAGCCAACGAGATCGACGTAAACAACGAAAAGAAATAGACATCAATGAGAGCTAAAGGAACTAACGAGATGGACAAGCTACACATGGGCGCCATCCGAAGATATCACACCCTCTGCACTCAGCTGCAGCTCACCCCCGAGGATAGGGAAGCCCTCCTCTCGCCCTACGGCTGCACCTCCAGCAAAGACATGGAGACCCACGACCTCATCGACGTATGTGCAGCGCTGGCTGGCGAGCTTGACCGACGCACCGAGGGCTCCGACATCAGTAAGCTGCGCAAGCGGACGATGGCAGCGATAGGCGCTTACCTCCGCAGTGAAGGCAAGTTTGAAAACCCCTCCATCATCAAAGGCATTGCCTGCCGAGCTACGGGCTACCGCTCCTTCAACAAGATTCCCAAGGAGCGCCTGCGTAACCTCATCGGGCTCTTCAACGACAAGGTCAAGGATAAGCGCGCCGTCGACGCCATCACCCGCGAAGAGACCGCTCCCCAAACTTCCTACTTTCCCCCTTCCACCCTCGCAAACTAACTCACCACATAAACAATAACTACTCCAATGAAACGTGAAACAATCTTCCTCGGCTTCTTCAGCCTGCTCCTGGCTCTTGGCTTTGACGCCATCTGTAGCGATGCCCACGCTGGCATCATCATCTGGATCGCCTGTGTAGCCCTCTGGGGCGTATGCACCACCCTGACGCTCAGCGAAGTCGTCTCCCGCCAGCGTCGTGAACTCGCTGAACTCCGCGAAAAAGAAGAGAAGGGAAAATAAAGGCTCCAGAGCTATGTGTAAGACAACAGATATAATAGACACGCGACTCTGGCAAAAGCTATCCGCGAGGATACACAAGGCCTCGGTGTCTAAAGGGTTTTGGGATGAAGATCATCCCTTGAATCATTGCATCATGCTCGTGGTCTGCGAGCTGTGCGAAGCTATCGACGCGGATCGGAAAGGACGCTATGCAAAGAAAATAGTTGCCATAGATCAGCTCTACGATCATGCGTTCCCAATCGTCTATGAGACCCATATCAAGGGATCGGTAGAAGAGGAGCTGGCTGATACAGCTATGCGTCTGCTTGATATCATAGCACGTATGGGCTGGGTAATAGATGATATCGTTCGTCCGTCTTGTGTCAGCTTTAGCAACTACGGGTCATTCCCTCTACTCTGCTACTCGATTACCGAGGATCTTGTGTGTAGAGAGTTTGGTGATAGGTATGCTGTGCTATGGGCATTCTACAAGGTCCTGGCGATTGCATATCAGTATGATATCGATTTGCTTGAGTACATCGAACTGAAGATGCGATATAACAAGCACCGACCCAAACTCCATGGTAGAAGATACTAACAACAGAACTCTAAACAAGACTATGCAACTAAGAAGTAACAGCGCGCTCTGGACTCTCACCGAGGAGGAGCGTATCAAGATAGCCGAGAGCGATCACACCAGTATCAATGTCCTTGAGGAGCTCGCTCACGATGACTCCCTCTACGTGCGCTATTCGGTAGCCGAGAACTCCAAGACCCCGCCAGAAATCCTCTTTGAGCTGGCGAAGGAGGATAACGACCTGATGAAGCACCTGATAGCTCAGAATAAGAACTGCCCCGCTAAGCTCCTCGAGGATATCAGCCACACGACCGACCCAGACATCCTGGAAGCTATCAGCATTCACCCCAGCGCATCCGCCAACCTCGCCCATGTCTGCGCTGAGCGCCTGCGCAAGATCATGCGCACCAAGAGATACTAAGCATTTAATCACCCTTTAATCACAGATAGAATATGGACACTGTAAAAGTAGAGATGACTCCTGAGGAGTTCGCTCGCTACAAGCAAGCAATGGAAGAGCAGAGCCGCCGTGACGAAGCCCAGCGCGCCAAGGAAGAGCGTGAGGCCTATCGCTCCCTTGCCTCCACCACCGTCGATGAGCTCTTCCCTAAGCTGGAGGATGCCAGCACCGCCCTCACGGGCCTCAAGCGCGAAGTCTACGATGCCTTCGCTCGCGTCATCGAGACGAAGAAGGAAGTTATGGGGACTCAGGCTAACGACCAGCGCAGTCATAGCTTCCTCTCGGAGGATGGGAAGAAGCGCATCATCGTGGGCTATTACCAGCGCGACGGCTGGGATGAGACGGTGGAAGATGGCATCGCCAAGGTACGCGACTACATCTCTTCGCTGGCTGGCGATGAAGAGACCCGCAAGCTCGTGGATATCATCCTTGACCTCCTCTCCCGAGATGGTAAGGGAAATCTCAAAGCCGATAAGGTCCTCCAGCTTGATAAGTACGCTGAGAGCATCCAGGATGCCCGCTTCAGCGAAGGTGTGGCGATCATCAAGGAGGCCTACCGCCCTGTACGCACCAAGGACTTTGTCCGCGCACAGACTAAGAATGCTATGGGCGGCTGGGATGATCTCCCCCTCGGGATGACCGAAGCATAAAAAAAGCCCCGTCAGTAGGATCCAGCTACTGACGGGGCCATGGAAAAGAAGGAAACGGTGTTAGGAACCGCATCGCCACAAAGGTACAATAAATACTTCAGGCGATGATCAGAACGAACAGACTTGAGATGGCACGCAATGTCTACTCCATCATTAATCGATATCACGAGCCGGGCAACCACCGACGCTCGCTAAGAAAGGTGTGGCAGCACTATGTCTATCCTATCTATCCTATGTCTCTTCGGACGATGATGGAGCTCCTTCGCATCGCCCGTGAGCATCAGTCGCCTGGGGAGATACCTCCTGGACTTTATCCCCTCTTCGAGGAGTGGGATAAAAAGCGGACACCGTACACGATATAAACAACGACGAACTATGACACAGACACAAATTATCGCCCTACTGATCTTGATTTGTTCAGGTCTTGCAGCCTTACTCATCTGCGCTCTTCTTGACCTTAGGAATGAGCGAAAGAAAGGAACATCTAAGGATTCAGAGCCTGCGAATGTACAGGTTGTAGAGATCCCCTACAACGATAAGAATTGGCACGTTCGCTATGACGACGTGGAACGTATACGTGCGAAAATAGTACAACTACTACAGACTTATCCCGCATGTCTCGTTACCTTGGATAAGTATAATGAGGAGGCATCGCTGAATCACGGAGAAGTGTGTGCTCTCCTCTTGCCTTTCCTGAAAAAGGGGTACTTCGCTTACAAGGATATTACTGGTTACGGTGGCTATGAGGTCACTCGATTCCGTGTGATGAAGCATAAAGATGCAGAGCCTAACGCCCTCGAGATCACCGAGGAGCTTCTGACAAAGAATGCGCAACTATGATAATGATGATCATCATCCGACCCCATCAAATGCATTGAGGCTCATAGGTACATCTAATAGACTCGTTATCCAAAGCCAGCAGGGCGGTCACTGTCACCAGTGGCCGCCCTGCTCTGTATATAGGCTACTCCCGTAGGAGGACTCCCCTTGGGGGCTGTCGGTAGCGTTGATGCTCCTGCGCCCCTTGCACAAGGGAGGGGTAGCCAACGCCCGTGACGAAGGTCGCCCAGTGGTGCATCAGCTCGCCGTGCTGGTGGTCCAGGTCGGAGGAGATGAGCTGTAGCCCTGAGAAGCCATCGCCCGACAGCCCGATAGGTGCGCTCTCCACCTGCTCGATGAGGTCGAGGTAAGCGAGCGGGTCATCTTCCAAGCATCGGGGATCGTCCGACAGCTCCAGCGACTCATGTGGCTCCTCGGGGGTGTACTTGTGTACAAGGTGTAGGACGATCTCCATCGGCACACGCGGGGTGCCTTGCCCAGCCGATGTGTAGGTGATAGGGGCGAACTCTACGAACACAGCTGGTGTCTCGAAGAGTATACCGCTGGGTAGGTCCTCCATGTTTTCGTTCCACAGCCCGATGTGCTTCAGATCTATGACCTTCTCTTGTAGGCGCTCCTTAAGCGCCTGGTAAATCTCACGTCTCATACTTAATGTCTATTTAATCAGTGATTGATGGGGGCGCTCAGCTCGACGTAGTCGGGCATTCAGCTCCTCGCGCCACAGGTTGACGTGCTTAGTGACGATGCGCTGGATGAGCTCCTCGACCTTGGGGTGGTTGCCAACAAAGCGGCGCTGTGGCATACGAAGCCGTCGCTTGAAGGAGCGGACCTTATGGCTGCGCACCTTGACACGCTTGCGCTTCATGCCGCGCTTACCCTTGACCAGACGGATAGCCGTCGTCTCCTTGCGAGTATGCTGAGAGACTGTGACCTCTCCGTTGAATCCTTCGTTGTGGAGCGAAGCGTAGGGCATCGCCGAGGTGAAGGCTACCCCCGACGGCATGACCTGCCCCTTCAAGGAGCGTCGTAGCTTGCCTGTGACAAGGAGTAGCGACCCGCGCTGTGCTCGCTTCCTGGACGACTTCCAGCCACCTTCTCCTCGGGGCTTCCATGGGCGGTCAAAGAATGCTTTACGGCGGAAATTTTCGTGAAACTCTGCGGTGAGCCCGACGCGTACCTCCTGCTTGATGTCCTCAAATACCTGTCTACTGCTTCGCATTTGGTAGTTATGAAATTAGTTGTACCTTTGTGTCAAAGAGATAGCTCTTAAGTAGCTCCAAATTGGATTGTAGTTCCAACAGAGGAGAGACTTAAGGGCTATTTTTCTTTTAAGTAGTTCAGGATATCTTGACTATCAGTTATGCTATATAAGTCAATTTCTCCCTTGATATTCTCACGAGCGATAATCCAGCTTGGCTCTCCTTCAAGAATGATACTTAGAAGATGAGATTGCACAATATCAGGATTGTTCTTGTGATATTCAGCTACTCCTAAGTACGTAGCTTCTTCAAGCACTCTCTGAAGGTTGCGTATCAGCTCATTCTTCTCGAAGTAGTGTTTGTGAGGCTGATTGAGGAACTCCTTAATACCCTTACCTCTAATTAGAATGTCAACCACATTATGTACAATCACCCCTTTATACTTTGCTTTGGCTTCGTCTTGCAGGGCTTTGCGGTGTTCCTTTTGCTCAGGGGTAAGGGAGAGCTTCCTCGCTCCCTCTTTGGCTTTGAGGACTTCGGCAAGCACCGCACACTCGTCGCCCTTGCCTCCCTTATCTATGGAGCAGTGGGAGATACCACGCTTGCCGTAGTAGGGGTGCTTGTCGGGGAAGAGGCGTAGGTCTCGCCCAGGGTTGCCACGGAAGAGTTCTTGCTTATTACCCCGCAGCGCTGCATCCCCTCGATCCCAAGATGATCGGGGATCAGAGAGCGGGGTATCTGATGAGACCTCCACTGCGTCACATCGACAACCCCATCCGTTGGGCGGGAAGTAGTCTTGCCAGAACTTGTCCTCCTTGGGTAGGCAGGTGCGGTCGAGAGCCTCGTGAGCGGGACGCACCTTGCTGTCGCCAGCGGTGCGGTACTCGAGGATGCTCTTCGGGGCTGAGGAGTGCCAGCGATCAGCCATGAGGGCAGAGCCTACGGCATGGTCGTACTCACTCTCCAGGTAGCGGACATTGTAGCGGTCGTGGATAGCTTTGACCTCTTCGGAGAACTCAGCGAAGGGCTTGATAGACCCGTCGTCCTTCGTCAACGACAAGCCCAGCTCACGCATCGTGTGATAGGCTTTGAAGCCTGAGAAGATGAAGGCATTATTGTCCAGCGCGTCACGCACGACCTGTGGTGTGGAGTGACTGATGTGGTCCAGTGATGGCTGTAAGCACTCGTAGGTCTCACGGATGGCAGCGACTATGGGGGCATCTCGGAGCATCTTGCGCTCAAAGCGCCCCTTCCTATATACATAGCGTGCTGCCCTCATGAAGACCTCGGGGCGGTAGGTACGCTTCGTCGGGGTGTTACGCCTTGACAGCTGGCACGACGGGCAGCTGCATGGAGTGTATAGCTCGTCGAGCTCCCTATGTAGCTGGAGGTATCTCTTGGGGAGAGGTAGCTGAAGCTCCGCCCCTCCCCCTAAGCGAAAAAATCGTCAGCTCGTGAGAGTTGCTTGCTCGTGTTGTCCTCCTGCTCCAAAGAGCTTTCACGATCCCCGATGATCGGTATGTTGTACTTCTCAGCGAAGTAGGCAGGATCAATCTTGTAGTATTGGAGGATTGCCCGCTCCTCCTCACGCATCTCGGCGTCCGTCATCTCGTCGCTGTAGTCCCACTCAAAGGTTAGTCCCTTAAGGGGGAAGCCCGAGGCGATCATCAGAGGGAGGAGGCGGTCATTGATGATGTAGGAAAGGCGACGAGCATCTGATGCGCAGACGTTCTCGAAGATCTCCAAGTGCACCTCCGACTGAGAAAGGGAAGCACCGTTGTCAATGGTCATCGTCTGGTTGAGGATGATCTTAGAGAGCTCCTTGTCGCATCGCTCAAGGCGCTTGTCATATACGTTGTAGGCGTCACCACGGCTGGTCTCCTCAAAGCTGATGGTCGTTCCTTCAGGGAAGACGCCATAGGACGCTGCACCCATCGAAGCCATGATGCGCTCGATCTCGTCGAGGTCAGCTCTGGTGGTGGCGGTCGTGTTGGCCACGCGCATAGGCATACCGAATATCTCTCCGAAGGTATCCCAATAAGCTCCCATATTCTTCTTCGAAATGTAGTAGGGAGCGCACTTGAGCAGGAGACCTAAGTCGTGGGGCTTGCCTACCTCGATAAGCCAGCGGGAGAAGTCTCCTTCGCGGAAGGGGATGCCACGCTTGATGTCGTCAGTAGGCTCACGTAGGATCACGCCATATTCGGGGATGACATGCTTTCGGGGGATGAGATCAGCAGAAGCAAAGCGTATGCCTCGATCGTCCTTGACGACCTCTCCTAGCTCGATAAGGCTATGCCCCCAGAAGGTGGCATCAAGGGCAAGGTCTAAGAAGTCACGAAACCACTCACGACGAAATAGCTCAGATGCTTCATCACTCTCCGCACCTTCCTTGTCGATGAGCTTGAAAGGACGGGAGAGTGTCTTGCTCTTGCGTTGCTCGATAGCACCCGTGATATGACCATCAACGAGGGTGTCGGTGTAGAGGTCGTAGAGGGTCAGCCGTCGGGGGTTGTCAACAGAGAGTGCCATCTGCCAAGCACGTCGCCAGGTGGCGATGTCCTTGCGGGTAAGGGCATCCGCCTTACGGATGAGCTCGGCGGTTACGCGCCCGCCTGATCCAGTGATCTGTCGCGCAAAGTGAAGCAGACGTGCCTCTCTCTGCTCAAGAGTTAATTCAGCCATAGTCTAATAGTGATAGGTGCTCTTCTCTATGCTTCCAAAGCGCAGGGCGCCATTGGGCTGAGCTTCGCCTGTATTGGGGTCAGATAATAGGGGGAGGGCTGGTGAGGTCTTCCCCGCTTGTACGTTCTCCAGCCATGCAATGGCTTCTTCATATCGGTCCTTCCAGCGCTCGTAGCCCATATTCTGAGGGAGACGATGCACCATCTGGTAGAGTGCTATGTGTATGATGGCTTGGACGAGTCGGGGGTTGCGCTCCTCTCCAAGCTTTGAATAGGCTTCATCTACGTTGTATCGGGTACGTAGATAGCCGGCAGCGATCTCGCAGGCTACGGCCTCAGCCCGCTGCCATTCGTCGGGGTACCTACTGATGATCGCTTGCTCTCGCTCGTCGATAGCAGTTCGGTAGTCTTGCTCGTCGATGTACATAGTGGTCAGGCGTTAGGGTGAGTGTCGTAGACGGCGCGCTGCAGAGCCACCTCGCGCAGGTCTGGCTTGATGTCAGCGTAGCAGTAGATGCGGGGTATGGGCGTCCGCTCGTCTCCCTCAACTTCGGGGATGATTAGCATGCGCTCGCTTGCAAGCTTTGCGAGACGCTTTGCGCGATAGGCGGCTATAAGGCATCGGATGCTGAATGCGATGAGACGAAGGGCGCGATAGCCATAGCGCCAAGATGTGACTAACATATTACCATTGATTTTTGATGCTGGTGGTGCGTCTGCCCACCTTCGGAGTGACTCCGAGGGTACGGGAGGAGCGTTGGAGGAGCCATATCGCTCCTTCGTCGGCGTCGGGGCCGTCATCGTGTCCGCGCATCCCCTTCTCCATCGACAGGGTCTGCTCGACGGATACAAGCATATCGGGAGATGACTTCTCCTCCTCATTATAGTAGACCTTGCCTCGCTCCCAGAGAGGAGAGACCGCTTCAATACGGGCGAACTTGTTCTCCTTCTTTCTGCGGTCGGGGCTGATTGGAAGCTGGTAGCCTCGAGCATTGCCTTCGGTGGCGAAATCGTCAAGTAGGCTATCTTGCACAAAGCCCGCCTCCAGGTAGATGCGTAGGCTGGCACCTTCCCCTCTAACCCACTCATAGGTGTCGTAGACCCAGCGGACCATCTCCGATATGGAGCACTGACGCAAGAAGGCTTTGATATGGTGTAGCTCGCCCGAAGGGAGCGATCCCCAGAGCTTGGCGGCTTTGTAATCATTCTTGGTCGTCCCCTTCCACGAGGGGTCGATGTATAGAACAAGCCCACTATAGGAGGTCAGGCGGGGGAGCTTCTTGTATTGGATCCATTCGGCGCGGAAGACACTGCCTGCCGTTATGGGGTTGTTCATATACTCTTTCTGGAAGGCACGGTACCCCGAGAATGCTTCAAGCGCTGCTACCTCCTCCCGTGTCCACTTCGCCCCCCAGGTGACCTCGCCCTTTGGGGTGAGGATGTTGACTCGTGAGACGTGTACGGTGGGGGTGTGGGAGATGTTGTAGAGTACGCTGGTCTTACTGATGAGGTTACCGACCATGATGAAGCGGCCACGCCCCCCGTCGAGGGCACCGAAGAGGGCTTCACGCACCCAGTCGGTGAGCTTATTGATGCGGTCTTGGTTCTGCACGATCTCGTCGTCATCAAGGTCGTCGATGACGATGTAGTCGGGTCGGTGTGAGCGGTGGCGCAGACCACGAGGGGACTGCCCACGGCCTAAGGCGAAGAAGGCGACGCCGTCCGAGGTGACAAAGCGCCCGACCTCCCAGGAACCTGTAGAGACCTGCTGACCGAAGTCGGCGATATAGCGCTGGTTGTACTCCAGCTCAGCCTGCACGTCCGAGAGCAGCGTCTGTGCGTTGGTCTCGCTCTTACCTACGAGTACCATCACATTAAGCTCCCGCTTGCCAAGGTAAGCGTGCGCCTTGAGCCAAAGGGGAATGAACACGTCCATGTGGGTACTCTTCGCATGGCCGCGCGCCCACTGAAAGACCGCCTTGAGATTAGGGGTGTCGCGGATCTTCTTGGCTGCTGCGAGATGGAAGGGGGCGCTGGGGATGCTGCGCCCGAGGACCTCATTATAGGTATAGTGGGGGAAGTAATACTCGACGAAGGCGTTGTAGTCCGACAGCAGATGGAGGATGCGCTTCCTCTGCTCGGTGGGGGTCTCCTTCGAGGCAAAGGCCGTCGCGCTCTTGACCTCCTCACAGCGCAGCTTCCAGCGCTCGAGTACTTCTTTATTCTTGATCGATGCCATGAGGGTGACGTATTGATTACGCTACAAAGGTCGGGTGCAAATAAGGGCTAATAAACTAATAATGTGAGCTCTGCACCGTTTCTGTGAGTCGGGAGATTAGCAAGCGATCTTTGCAGAGAAAACAGTCACAGACCCTATGAATACAGTAGTTATTAGTACATCATCCCTCAATTCGTATGGATCTCGAGTCCTTACCTCTGGGATTGACATTGCGCAGTACCAGCGCAACCCAGTGCTCCTCTATATGCATCGACGATACTCCCGAGAAGACGCCCCCATCGGACGCGTTGAGAATGTACGAGTAGATGGGGATAGGCTTCTTGGTAATCTCGTCTTTGATGAGAAGGATGATTTTGGCAAAAAGGTCGCTCAGAAATGGGCAGACGGATTCCTCAGAATGGTATCAGCAGGTCTCTCTATCGTTGAGCTGAGCGATGATCCGAAGTATCTCTTACCAGGACAGAAGCGCATGACCATCACAAAGAGTAAGCTCGACGAGGTCTCTGTCGTAGATATAGGAGCTAATGACGATGCCATCGCACTCTACAATGAAGCAGGAGGTCGCATCACGCTTTCTCAAGGTGACAATAGCCCAGATCTGCCATTGCTCAAAGACTCTACTAACCCCAATAATAAAGAAGTTATGAACGAAAAGATTGCCCTCGCTCTCGGCCTCTCCGCCGAAGCTACCGATGAGCAAGCCGTGTCGGCCATTGCTCAGCTCAAGGCCGAGGTAGACCAAGCTAAGCAGCTGAAGCTCGCCCTCATCAACGAGCAGCTCGCCTCGGCTGTCCAGTCTGGCAAGCTCCCCAAGGAGCAGGAAGAGACCTACCGACAGATCGGGCTCACCATGGGCGCCGAGACCCTGCGTATCACGCTCTCCACGCTCTCTGCGCCACAGCGCGCCTCATCCATCATCCGCCCATCGGCACCGACGGATCCAGCGAAGTTCGCCAAGTTCACGGACATCCCCACCGATCGTCTCGAGGCCTTCAAGTCGGAGAACCCCGACGAGTATGCCCGCCTCTACACCGATCACTTCGGCTTCCCACCTCCCTCACTCTCCCGCTAATCACTAATCACCTATTAACTACCGATTAACTATGTGGAAATTCATCCGATCACTCCTGATCGCACTTGTCGTGCTGCTCTCAGTGGTCTTCTTCAATGTCGTCATCGGCGCGGGTATCTCTGCGCTCCTGGGACTCCCCCTGTGGACGGGTGCCGTCGCCCTCAACGTCCTGGCTCTGGCTGTGGGACCCTTCGTCACCAGCCGTAACGTTGCCCGAGCGGGCGTCAATCAGGAGGTATGGACGGGCGTCGTCCTCAAGAAGCTCCGAGAGGCGCTTGAGAACCTCGGCTGGTTTGCTGCGATCACTAATTATGACGAGTATGTAGACAACGATACGATTCACTTCACCGAGCTGGGTGGCGACCCGAAGGTGCTGGTCAATAACACGACCTATCCGCTCAATATCTCCAACGTCACCGACGCCGATAAGCCCGTGTCGCTTGACAACTTCGAGACGGAGGCTACGGCCATCTCTGACAAGGAGCTTGACACCATCAGCTATGACAAGCTCGGCAGTGTGAGAGAGCGCCACAAGGAGGTCGTCGAGGAGCGCATCTACGTCAAGGCGCTGCATGCACTCGCACCTCAGAGTCACTCAGACGGCTCTCCCGTATTGCTGACTACGGGGGCGACAGCTCCCGAGGGCGGACGTAAACAGCTATCCTTAGCTGACCTGCGACTACTGAAGAAGGCCTTTGACAAGTGGAAGACCCCCAAGAAGGATCGCATCCTGGTACTCTGCCCTGACCACGTCCAGGACCTCCTCGCTGTGAGCGAGACCTTCTCCCGTCAGTACAACCTCGATAACGAAGATGGGCGTGTCGGTCGCCTCTATGGCTTCGATATCTACGAGTACACGGAGACTCCTGCCTACACGGTCGCCACGAAGACGAAGCTCGCCTTTGGCGCTATCGCCGGTAGTGGCACGGCTCCTGCCTCGGTAGCCTTCCACGCCAAGAGCTGTATGCGCGCAACAGGTAGCCTCACCATCTACGAGAGCCTGGCGAAGACTGACCCCCTCAATCACCGCAACCTCTACAACGTGCGCCAGAGAGCGATCTGCGCTCCACTGCGCTCTAAGGAGTGCCTCGCAGCTATCATCTCGGCTAACGCCTAACCTATGGCACAGCTGAAGTACCTCGTACTCCACTGCACCGCCACCCCCGAGGGGCGCGCTGTCTCCAGCGATGAGATCCGTCGCTGGCACACCGCCCCTCCCTCGCAGGGTGGGCGAGGCTGGAAGCAAGTCGGCTACACCGATATGATCCACCTCGACGGCCGTGTGGAGCGCCTCGTGAAGAACAATGAGGACGCCCAGGTAGACCCTTGGGAGGTAACCAACGGTGCCACGGGCTACAACTCCGTCTCCCGCCACGTCGTCTATGTGGGCGGCTGCGCCCGTGACGGCAAGACTCCAAAGGACACCCGCACGCCCCTCCAGCTGGAGGCGATGAAGCAGTACGTCCTTGACTTCCACCGCCGCTATCCAAGCGTCAAGATTATCGGGCACAACCAAGTAGCCCAGAAGGCGTGCCCCTCCTTTGACGTGCCTAAGTGGCTTCGGTCAATAGGCATCAACCAATAATTCACTCTCCACCGATGGATCAGCTCCTCACCCTCCTCCAGTGGCTGGTGCCTGCGGGAGGGCTGGGGGCGATCTTAGGGTGGCTCACCAACTCCCGAGTGCGCGCTGCTCGTACAGCCAAAGAGGTCCACGATACCTATAAGCAGATGTACGATGATCTGCACGACCAGCTACTCGATCTCAGTGATGAAAACAAGCATATCCGAGCAGATTTCTCCCGCCTCGAGCGCGCTGTCGCGATGGGCGCTACTTGCCGTCTTTGGCCTCAGTGCCCTATTCGGCGCGAGCTGCAGCGTCCGCCGCTCCCAGACGTCTCAGTATCATCGCATCGACAGCGTCAGCGAAAGGGTAGAGATCCGACCGACTCCAGTAGCTCTTCCCGAGACGAAGGCGACACTTCGCCTCCCCCTGTCGACCCTCCTTGATCTCCCCGAGGGCGCTGGCTACCATAGCCGCCAAGGGGTGACACGCATAGCACTCACCCGACGTGGCGACTCCCTCGAGGCGACGGCTACCACCGATAGTCAGACCGTCTTGCCCTCCATAGAGGAGCGTGCTGCCAAGCACATCACTCAGGCGACGACCACTGCCCTCACCAAGAGCGAGGCCAAGGCGGGCTTAGCCGACACCCTCCCCTGGACCCTCATCGCAATCCTTATCCCCATAGCAAGTATCATCTTATGGCAAAGAAGAAAGTAACGCCCCCCGAGGGCGAAGAACTCCAGCCCACCGACCCCATCACCCCCACCTCCCCCGAGGAGACGGGGAGTGAGCCTACCCCCACCGAGGAGGCTCCCAACGAAGACGCAGCGGAAGAGCCCGTAGAAGGCGCTGACACCCCCCCAGCTACCAAAGAGACCCCCACCGAAGAGGAGGGCGCCCCCGAAGATGCTGAGACGGATGAAGCTGCCGAAGCTGAGGATACCCAAGAGGATGAAGCCCACGAGGCAGAGGACGTAGCCCCTACGGCACTCTCAGACCTCGCAGCTCAGATCCTCCGAGACCACGACCTTAAAGTTGTCTTCCTCACCAGCGACGGCACCGCCTTCTACGGCTACTCCGATGCAATCAACTACGCACAGACTCTCGAGAGCAAGGAGGTCTATCACTTCTTCGCCACCCCTCCTACGGATGACGAGCTGCGCGAGCTCCTCCCCCCATCACTCCGACCTAACCACCTGCAAGCCTCCTAACTATGAATAGTGTAAAGATCCTTCGGCAGAATGGCGGTATCCCCGCCTCCCTGCCAGGGGAAGACCATATCTCGGGGATGCTCTTCTACCTCGCCACGCTCCCCACGGCCAAGTCGGGTGTCACCGATGGCTTCTCCGCCACCGAGCGCATCCGCCCCGTCTCGACGATCGAGCGTGCTGAGGAGCTGGGTATCACCCCAGATAACGCCAGCTGGGAGATCCGCCTGCTGCACTACCAGCTCTCCGAGGTCTTCCGCACCAACCCCGGCATCATCCTCTATCTGGCGATCTACCCAAAGCCCGCGGGTGGGAGCTACACCTTTGCCGAGCTCAAGACCCTCCAGCGCTATGCTTCGGGGCGCCTGCGTCAGGTAGGCATCTGGCTGGGCGACAAGGTGGCTGATGCCTCCCTTGTGACGACCCTCCAGGGCGTCGCCGACACCCTCGATAGCGAAGAGATGCCTCTGTCGGTCCTCCTTGCTCCCAAGGTCACCGCCCCTGTAGCCTCCCTGCCTACGAACCTCGCAGGAGGTGGCAAGAGCCGTGTGTCTATCCTCATCGCCCAGGACGGCGAAGGCGTGGCCAAGACCCTCTATACCGACGCGGCCAATAATGCGGCCAAGGCTTCGGTCTCTGCCCTCGGCACCTACCTCGGTATCCTCTCCCGCGCTGCCGTCCATCACTCCATCGGCTGGGTGCAGCAGTACCCTCTCGGGCTAGCCCTCCCTGCCTTCGGCGACGGGACGCTCCTGCGTGCCCTGGATAAGGCCGTCGTCGACACCCTCGATAAGGCGCGCTACATCTTCGCCGTCACCTACCCAGCTATCGGCGACTGCTACGCCTCCGACAGCCACACCCTCGACGAGCCTACCAGCGACTACAACGCTATCGAGCGTGTCCGTACGATGGACAAGGCCGTCCGCGGAGTGCGAAAGTACCTCACTCCCGAGCTGGGCGGCAACATCTATATCGACAAGGAGACGGGCAAGATGCAGGACTACACCGTCAAGCACCTCGAGGGGGTAGCCTCTCGAGCCCTCGAGGAGATGGAGCGTGCCGGTGAGCTCTCAGGCTACCGCGCTTACATCAACCCTGAGCAGTCGGTGCTGGCCACCTCAACTGTCGAGGTCGTCATCCGCGAGATCCCCACGGGCGTCCTGCGCTCCCTTCAGGTCAAGATTGGTTTCACATCCAAACTCTAAATAACCTATGGCAACAGTAGATAGAAACGGCATCCCCTTAGTCAATGGTGTCCTCTATGGCTGGGCGGAAGTCCTCGTAGCCATCGCTGGTGTCCCTCTCACGGGCATCACCTCGGTTGAGTACGCCGACAAGCAGGAGGTGACGAACAAGTACGGCGCAGGGCGCTACCCTGTAGGCCGTGGACTTGGGCGTATCTCCTCCGAGGCGAAGATTACCCTCTACCTCGAGGAGGTTATGGCACTGCAAGCGAAGAGCTCCAACGGCCGTCTGCAAGACCTCGGTATGTTCGACGTCTCGGTGAGCTATCTGTCTCCCGCTGGTGTCGTCGTCACCGACGTCATCAAGAACTGTCACTTTACGGAGACTTCCCGCAAGGCAAGCGAAGGGGACACAGATATCAAGGTAGATCTCACCCTTACCCCCTCACACATCGTGTGGGGCGCAAAGGGTGCTTAATCACTAATTAATCATTATGGAACAACAGAAGAAGCGCATCGGCGAAGCATCGCCCGAAGAGCTCCTCACTATGAAGGGGAAGTATGGTAAGATCAAGGTAGTCGAAGTCGAAGATGACGGAGATACCTACTGCATCTACCTCAAGCGCCCCGACTTCGAGACGCTGAAGGCCGTCACTAAGGTCTCTAAGACTGACGAGCTCGAGGGGACGAAGGTCTTCATCCGTAACTGTATGGTCGGCGGGGCGAGCGAAGTCCTCGACGATGCCGTACTCCTCGTGGCTGCCGCTTCCGCAGCCTCCTCTCTCCTCACCTCAGCCAAGGCCGTACTAAAAAACGTGTAGAGGCGCACACCCTTGCCCCCGACGATGCCAGCGATGGCATCGTCAAGGGGTGCGCCCTCATCCGACACTACCTCCATATCGACCCCGACGCCCTAAACGAAGAGGACTGGGCCAGCGCACTGACCCAGTCCCTATGGCTGGAGAATCGGTATATGGAGGTGATGAAGTCGTCGATTGCCTCTGCTCTCTCTGGCAAGGACGGTTAGTTGTCACTGTGAGCTGACCAGAAGTTGATAAAGCTATCAGATAGACCGCCTTCCTCCTTGCCTCTCAGAGAGTCAATGAACGACATCACTCCAGCGATGGGGATCATCAGTAAGAAGAGCATCGCCAGAATCGAGAATAGGACTATTACAGCCATATATAGATAGCCGAAGATTTCTACAAGCATTATCGTTTCGTCTTTAGTTCACCCGCTAAGATAGCCATTTAGTATGAATACCTCCTCCTTCAATTATCTCTTCGGTATTGACGGCAACTTTACCGTCAAGATGGAGGAAATGAATCGAGCCACGGGCGAGTTTACAGCTCAGGTGCAGAAGTCTCAAAATACCTTTGAGCGCATCATTGGGCTTGCAGGGAAGGTCGATATCCTTAGCGATGGTATCGTCAAGACTACGCAAGCCCTTGCCTCCTTCGGTCAGTCGGGCATTGCCCTCAATACCTCGATGACAGATCTTCAGGCCGTCACGGGGGTCACGGGCGAGGGGCTGCGACAGATAGAGGGCTATGCACGTGACACGGCTAAGGCCTTCGGCATCGATGCGGCGGGAGCAGTAGAGTCCTACAAGCTCATCCTCGGACAGCTCTCCCCAGAGCTGGCCAAGAGTCCCGTAGCCCTCAAGGCGATGGGTGAGCATGTGGCGACACTCTCTAAGCTGATGGGCGGTGACGCCACGGCAGCCGCTGAGACGCTAAACACGGCTATGAACCAGTACGGCGTCGACCTCTCCGACCCAATCAAGGCAAGTGAGGCTATGGGGCGTATGATGAACGTCATGGCCGCTGCTGGCCAGGAAGGCTCTGCCGAGCTCCCCCAGATTAAGGAGGCCCTCGAGCAGGCTGGTATGGCAGCCAAGGGGGCAGGTGTCAGCTTCGAGGAAGCCAACGCCGCTATCCAGGTCCTTGACAAGGCGGGGAAGAAAGGTAGTGAGGGCGGTATCGCCCTTCGCAACGTTATAGCGACCCTCTCTCAAGGGCGCTTCCTGCCCAAAGATGTGCAGAAGGAGCTACGCGCTGCTGGCATCAATGTGACGGACCTTGCCGATCGTGGCAAGAGCCTCAAGGAACGCCTTGAACTCCTAAGACCCGTGATGACTGATGCTGCGCTCTTCGCCAAGCTCTTCGGCAAGGAGAATACCAACGCCGCTATGGCCTTGGTTGGTGGCACCGAAGAGGTCGGTCGCTACACTGAAGCTATCCAGGGCACGCAGTCAGCCAACGATCAGGCAGCTGTTGTGATGGAGGGCTTTGCCGAGCGACAAGCTCGCATCCGCCAGCAAATAGAGGACTTCAAGATCTCAGTATTCAATGCTACGGGCGACGTATATCTATGGGCTGGAGCTCTATCTGACACGCTCATACCGCTCTCTCAGCTGATGCCTCTGCTGTCTGGAGCCTACCCCATAATAAAAGGCGTATCTATATGGATCTTCCAGGGTGCAAAGGGGCTCTTCCTCTTTGGCAAGGGTGCCCTCACCGCCCTTATCAATGTCGGTAAGCTGGCTGTGACTCTCCTGACCAAGGGGTTATCTGCATTGGCTTACTATATAGGCTCGCTTGTGACGGGAGGATCAGCACAGTTGGGCTTTGCTGCGATGTCGCAGATAGCATTTAGCTCGTTCAAAGCGGCGGCAGTCACGGCTTGTCGTACCGTCAGCGCAGCCATTATGTCTATCCCCCTCATCGGGTGGATAGCTGCTGCTATTGCTGCTATCGTAGCCCTCGGGGTGTACTTCTGGAACACATCTGCAAAGTTCCGTGCCACGCTCAAAGGGCTGTGGGCTGCCTTCAAGGCAACCTTCTCCAATATATGGGAGATGGCCAAGACCGTCTTCTCGGGTATCGGCGATCTCATCAAGGCTGCCTTCAGTCTCGACGGTGATGGCATCTCCGCTGCCATCAGCAAGATGACAGGAGCCTTCGCCAAGTTTGGGAAGGAGACGGGTAATGCCTTTAAGGAAGCCTATGATCAGGAGATGAAGGAGAGCGCCGAAGCCGAGAAGTCCAAAGGCAAGGGGGAAGGCTCCAATGCTGGAACTCAAGGTGGAATAGGCGGGAATGTTGATCTCCCGATAATATCCACTCCTGGCGGTGGTGGCGGAAGCTCGACAGACTCCTCCAGTAGGCACTCAGGTGGCGGTGGCTCAAGTAAGGCGACCAACGTAACCATCCACATCGGAAAGCTCGTCGATAACCTCACCATCAAGTCTACCAACCTATCGACCGACCCCTCCGAGGTCAAGGGTATCATCACCGAGCTCCTGATCTCCGCAGTCAATGACGCTAATCTCGCTATACAGTAACTATGCTCACAATCATCCAAGGTAACGACACGACCGTCTCGGTACTGCTGCACAGCCAGTCGCTCACTCTCCCAGACAACGAGGGCGGGAGCTACGTCGAGCGGTCAAAGATAGACCTCAGTCAGGCGAAGGGTATCTCCGTTCGGCTCATCCCGTATATGCGATGGCGACCTATCACACCTTCCTTCGAGGTCAAGGGTAGCACGATCAGCATCCACTACCCAGCGTCAATTCAGCTGGTCGGTAAGTGGGATGTCGAGATCACCTTCCTAACGCCCGAGGGCGGTGGCTATCGTCAGAATAGAGTGCGCCAAGCCTTCGCCGAAGTCCTCGCCTATTCCAAGGGCGCTAACAGCCCCGAGGCCTACTTCATCACGGCCGATGTCGCTCAAGCTGTGCAAGGCGCCAAGGGGGATCCGGGAGACAAGGGTGATCCAGGTAAGTCTGCCTACGATTTGGCGCAGGAGGAAGAGGGCTTCAGTGGAACGAAGCAGGAGTATCTCAAGAGCCTGCACGGCGCGCCCGGTAAAGACCTCTATCAGGCAGCTGTCGAGCGTGGCTATAAGGGGACCTTTGATGACTTTCTCGAGACGCAAAAGGGAGCACCTGGTGCCCCTGGGAAGAGTAACTACGAGCGGGCAAAGGAGCTTGAGGGCTTTCAGGGCACGGAGTTAGAGTACCTCGCCAGTCTGCATGGTGCACCTGGAGAGGGTATCTACAAGATGGCTGTAAGAAGAGGATTCGTAGGATCAGAAGAGGCCTACCTCAAGAGTCAAAAGGGAAAAGATGCCTACGACGACTACCTGGAGACAACAACTGACAACCCAAAGAAGAGCAGAGGCGAGTGGGCTGCTATCAACGCCATCACGACCCAATACCTCTATCGAATAAATAACGGCACTGAAGCGCTTATGAACGAGCAAACGATGTCGGCAGACCAGCTCATGGAGCTTGACCGCCACCGACGCAACATAATCAATGCCCTGCGAGCGAAGGGTGCGCAGGTCTCTGACGACGACGGGCTGGAAGCCGTGCCCGAGAAGATAGGAAAGATTAAGGCTTACATTCTCACTGTACATCGATCCCAGCAGTTCCTCGATTGGAAGGATGTCTCCTTCCCACCTCTTAAGCTCAGCGACGATTACCGTCCTGCTGATATCAGCTGGTGCGTTGCCCGTAATCGTTTCCTCACGGAGCTCCCCGACTTCGCAAACCTCGGCGAAGCCTCCATTATGGGCTCATTTGCCCGAGAATGCACTGCCCTCGCTACCGTCACGCTACCAGACCTTTCTAAGGTGACAGCCATAGAGAGCGCCTTCAGTGGTTGCTCTGCCCTCACTACAGCTACCCTGGGGGCTATGGCAAATGTATCTAATGCGTCGTGGTTGTTTAGCGGCTGCTCTGCCCTCACTACGGCTACCCTGGGGGCTATGGCAAAGACCGTATTCGCGCAAGGGATATTCCACGAATGCAGATCCTTAAGGAGTGTAACGATTGACTTCACTGGGGGTGAGATAACGAATATATCGTACCTATTCAACCAGTGCAATCGACTGGAGATAGTAACTGGCGTAATCGACCTGAGCCGTGTGACTGATACAGGCAGCGCCTTTAATGGTTGTGTGATTCTCCGTGAGGTGCTCCTTAAGGGGCTTAAGGTCGATCTCGTCCTGTTCGACTGCGTTAATCTCTCCGTGGAGAGCGTCAAGTACCTCGTTGACAACCTCCAGCAGTCTACGGGTAAGAGCATCACTCTTCCCCGAGCTTGGCAACAGGCTCATGAGGCCGAGGCTAAGTCATACGCACAGATAGCAGCTGCCAAGGGCTTCGCGCTAACTTTCAGATAGGACAGCTATGGAAATAATCGAATTACAGGAGAAGGCGGGCTATATGTACGTCAATGCCGAGCATCGCATCGTGGTCTGCTTCGGCTACAGCCCAAAGGATGACGCCCATCTGTGGATACTTACGCTCGAAGCCGAGGCGCTCGCCTTAGAGGCTCAATGGAAGGCCGAGGACGAGCGAAAGAGACTGGAGGAGGAGCTGCGCCATAGTGAAACTTATACAAGTTAATATGACAGCACGAGAACGTGAAGAGAAGCGCGAGTTAGCACGCCTCCTCTACCTCCAAGGTAAAGAGCAGAAGAGCATAGCAGTGAGTGTCAATGTCTCGGAGGCTACTATCTCGAAGTGGGTGCAAGCTGGTCAGTGGCAGTCGCTACGCGCTGCCCAGCACATTACCCGCCCAGAGCTGGTGAATAAGATCTTGCTCTCCATTGACAAGCTTCTCACCGATGCGCTCAATAGTAATGACCCCGCAGCGGCTGCAAGCCTCGGTAAGCAGCTCAAGGGATTCAGTGACGCCATTGAGAAGCTCGACAAGAAGGCCAACGTGGTCACAGCTATTGAGGTCTTCATCGCCTTCGGTAAATGGATGGAGCACCGTATGTCAATAGACACAGACCTCACACCAGAGCTCATCAAGACAATCACTAAGTATCAAGACCTATACGTCACCCAGCTGATGGCATCGCCCAACCAATAGAATGAGTACTCTGTCGACCGTCCTCCCGATCTCCATCACCGCTGGTAAGGTGATGCTTTATCGCTTCCCCGGTGGGGGCGAGGGCGCACACTCCTATAATAAGGAGGGGCGTGAGTTTGTGTCTTCGCCCGTCGGTGTGCCCATCACAGATCCCGCCGACTGGCTTGGTGCCTACACGCTTTGCCCCCTCCTCCTTCGTCTTGAGGATGGCACAGAGCTGAGTATCCCTGACGCTGTAGTGGCAATGACTCGCACCAAGCAGATCGTCACTACCCAAGTGGTTGGGATGTCCGGCACGGTGAAGGAATATATCTCAGATGGTGATTTCGACATCAACATAGCTGTCGGCATCCAGGGTGTTGAGGATGGCAAGGTTGCCAATGTCTATCCCGAGGAGGGCCTTCGTGAGCTCCGCAAGTTCCTTGAGATAGACAAGCCTATCAGCGTTCAGAGTGCCTTCTTCGACCTCTTCGAGATCAACCGCCTTGTCATCAAAAGCTACTCCCTGACCCAAGGCACTGAGAGCAACTACCAGGAGCTAAGCATCAGCGCGCTCTCTGATAACGAGTACAACGTCTTCTCCACCGACTACTAAGCTATGTATCGCCTTACCGCCCGCGTCGAGATTGATTCCGAGCACAAGTGGGTAATCGACAAGATCACCGCCTGTGAAATCGAGCGCTCAACAGATGACCTCACCGACACCTGCAAGCTCACGCTCCCTAAGCGTATGCTTTGGGACAGCAAGGAGGGTGCACCGCTCCGCCGTGGTGACAAGGTGCGCATATCCCTTGGTTATGATGATGACTTGCAGCTTGCCTTTGTCGGCTATATCCGCGAGATCGGATTCAAGACCCCCGTAGTCATCGAGTGCGAGGATGAGATGTACCAGCTCAAGAAGCAGGCGACGGCCAAGAAATCCTATCGCAATGCCTCTCTATCGCAGATCCTCTCCGACCAAGGGATCACCGACTTCAAAGTGCTCGGTGAACAGACCCTCGGGGCTTACCGTGTCAAGGCCGACAACGTGGCAGCCCTCCTCGGAGAGCTTAAGGAGCAGGGGGTGCGTAGCTTCTTTCGCTATGAAGATGGCAAGCCCATCCTTTATGCTGGCGTAGTCTTTGACCGTGAGGCATCAGGAAAGGCGTCGCAGGTCATCGCCTCGGGAATCAACCTCATCAGCGACTCCTCCCTCAAGGAGCAACACGGCGACACCCTCCGCCTCAAGGTCAAGGCAATCTCCTTCCAACCAACGGCCAAGAAGGGGAAGACGAAGAAGATCAAGCTCGAATTGGGAGATGCCGACGGAGAGCTCCGTACCCTCCACACCTACGGCAAGAGCGAATCAGAGCTCCGTGCCTGGGCTGAGCAAGAGATACGCCGACTCAAGCGCGATGGCTTGACGGGTAGCCTCACCACCTTCGGGGCGCACCTCATCGATAAGCTCGACACCGTGGGCATCATCATTGATTCCAAAAAGAAAGGCATCTACCAAGTCAAGAAAGTAACCATCAAGTACGGCACTGAGGGACTACGCCAAGACGTGACTCTCGGCTTCCGTGTAGCAGACTAATATGAGCCAAATAGCAAAACTTATAGGGCAACTCTCTGGCGGTGCTCCTCCCGTTATGAAGGCGTGCATCGTCACTTCTGTTGATCGTGATGCACGGGCTGTGGACTGCGAGCCTCTCGATGAGAGCGCTCCTATCCTCGGTTGCTCTCTCCAGGGTGACCAAGAGGGTGAAGATGGTTTCCTCCTCCTACCCAAGGTGGGGAGTTACGTTATCGTTGGCTTAGTTGACGGACAAGATACTGGTGTCGTGCTTCTCACTGATGAGCTCGATGCTCTTGATGTCAAGATCGGCGACAAGACACTCAGCATCACACCCGAGGGCATCGTCTTCAACGGGGGCAAGCTTGGTGGCATCATCAAGATCGAGGAACTAACCACAAAGCTCAACACCATCGAGCAGGACATCAACTCCCTCAAGCAAGCGCTCTCCTCCTGGACACCTATCCCCTCCGATGGCGGTGCTGCCCTCAAGGCTGCCGTCACCTCGTGGTCAGCCAAGCAACTCCAGCAGAGCAAGCGCGAGGACTACGAAGACCCTAACATCAAGCACTAACAATACCCACTCATCTCCTCATTCTATGTTAGGCATTCTTCTCTCTATCGACACAGGCGACTTAGACCTCTCTAAGGGGCGCCTTTCCCTTGGAGAGGTGCGCGAGCAGACAGCCGCCTTCCTCCTTGAGGCTGTCCCTGGTGAGTTCGGCGAATATCCCACGCTGGGCATTGCCATCCGCAAGCATCTGGCTGGTCCTGGAGACCCGATGCTCCCAACCGCCACTATCAAGCAGATGCACTACTGCGGCATACCTGCTGACCAATTCATTCAGACGCCATCAGGGTACGAACTCACATTCAAATAAGTCACTATGCCTCGCTCTATCTCCGACATACGGCGCGAAATAGCCGCTGCCTACATCGCCGACCCGAACATCCAGCACGCCTACAAGCTTACCGCTGGCAAGACTTTCGAGGAGCAGTTCAGTAAGGTCTCGCTGGAGAGCATCCTCTTCTGGGCTTTCGCCTCAGCCGTCTACACCCTCGAGTCCCTCTTCTCCAAGCACCGCACCGAGGTCGCCCAGCTCGTCAGCGAAGCCGAACCCCACACCCTACGCTGGTATGCTCAGCGTGCCAAGGCTTACCTCCACGGCTATTCCTTGCCTCCCTACAAAGACCGCTACGACCTCTCCTCCATCTCCCCCGAGGAGCAGGAGCGTGCCGCCGTGGTGCGCTATGCCGTAGCCTCCGAATATAGAGGTGTCGTGCACATCAAGGTCGCTGGGGCTGCCGAGGATAAGAAGCCCATAGCCTTGCCCTCCACCACACTCACCGCCCTGACACGCTACCTCGAGGTCATCAAGGATGCTGGGGTGCAGCTACGTGTCTCCTCAGCCTCTGGGGACGAGCTGCGTCTGACCCTTAGCCTCTATCTGACCCCCTCCCTCCTAATTAATGGGAAGCCCTCGGACGACTTAGATAAGCGCATCCGCCATACCATCGCCAGCAATGTCGCTGACCTCCCCTTCGATGGTGTCTTCCGCCCCGCTGACCTCGTCATCGCCCTCTCCAAGCTCTCGGGGGTCGAAGCCTCCGAAGTGACTTACGCTGCCGCACGACCCTCCTCCTACGACTCCTTCACCCCCTTCACGGGCTATCACCGCCCTTCGGCTGGCTACTTCCTCCTCTCCGACTTGACCCTCAACTACAAGCCTTATGAACCCTACACCGACCGATAGAATAGACTGGAGAGCCCTCATCACTGATGCCCTGCCTTCCTTCCTGCGCTGTAGCCTCGTCATCGCCCTCCTGCTGGCGGTGACGGCTCCCCTGCGTAGCCTCTATGACCGCTTCCTCCTGCTCCGTGATGCCGACCGCTACCACGTCCAGCACAACGGACAGGTCTGCCACCTCCTCGGCATCTTGGAGGATAAATATCCCTCCGCCCAAGGCATCCACTACCGCATCGAGGATGTCCTTCCCTCGGGGCGTGTCGTGGATACCTTCCCCGAGAAGCGCCCCAACGTCCCCATAGCCAAGCCCAACGCTTCCCAGGGCGTCCTCGACACCATCCAAGAGGGCTTTCCTGACCGCTCTTCCTTCCGCGTCTTCGTCCCTCGGGATGTTTACGATACCCACCTTCGGGAAGTGAGCTTCCTCGTCGAGCGCTACAAGCTCCTGACCCGAACGCCCATCTTCCTCCCCACTGACCGCTGATTAATCACCCTTTAATCCCTATTCAACCAATGGATATAGCTAACTACAAGACCACCGTCAACCGCGCTGGCCAGGTCGGTCACTACCCCCTCTCCACCGATACCCTCGACTTCATCCAGGAGCAAATCAAACTCCTGCAGAAACTCTCGGGGATGGCTGGATACCAGCATCCGTGGGTCATCCGTTCCCCTAACTCATCCTCCGACGGCATCCTGCTCTACAATGACGAGCTCCTCCCCATCGAGCCCATAAGTATCCCCTTGACCAAAGGGACTACTTATGACCTGTGTCTCCGAGAGCGCAAGCAAGAGGTGCAGACGCTCGAGGATACTTACCGAGATGCACGCCTCTACAGGACTGCCTACATCGTCGCAAAGGGGACGGATGGAGCTATCGGCTCGGTCGAAGCTACGACGTCCTCCAGCGTCCATACCCCCGGCACCTTCACCTTGGCCCAGCTGGCCGACTCCGTCACCTCAGTAAAGAACTTAGAAGTAAGTACTGAGCCAGGGAAGGCGATGCTGACAACGACCGATATCGACTCCAGCTGGCTGGGGAGAAAGCGTTTATACCTTGCCTCCAGCCGATGGGCTGGGGATTTTATCTCATCATATGAGTTAGATGGAGCTCAACTTACGACCCAACTCTTAGAAGGAACAAGCAAAAGCTTTATCCAAGAGTTAGAAACGAAGGATGGGGTACGCTATAGACGAAAATATAAGCATCCATATGAGGAGGAGGAAATCAACGACGAGGAGACTGGTGGTACAAATGATTCTCGATGGAAGTGCTTATCAAATCAAATTATAGGGTCTTGTCATCTTGAAATTGATCCTGAAGGCAAGTCGGTTCAGATAAGCCACGCTCGAGGAATCCTTAGTAGACCCAAGGTGTCGGTAGCTTCTCCCAGCAGCATTAGTATCCATCCTGGAGTAGAATTGGAGATGAATGACCCTCGACATTCGAGGGTAGAATGTCGTCCTTTACACAATCTGGGTGGATCGTTGTCGCCAGTGCCTGTCGGGGCTTCTTATGTGCAGACGGGTGGCGTGATTAACATTTCATTCGATCGGACTAAGGTTTCAGGTTATTTACATCTCTTGCTCACGATTGTGTCGTTATAAAGTTATCGGGTGAAACATACAGATGTTTCACCCGATAAACTTATAGTTCGTGATGTTTTTTTGTAGCGTTTCGTTTTCCCACCTTGCTGCAATTCGTTTGCGAAAATCGCCGCATTTCGTTTTCTGCATTATA